TGATGCTGCTGCTGCTGCTGCTGCTGCTGATGCTGCTGCTGCTGCTAATGCTGCTTATTATGCTGCTGCTGCTGCTGATGCTGCTGCTGCTGATGCTAAGAAGTGGGCGCAAATAGCGATTGGCCGTATAACAAGAGTGCTTGTCAAGCCAGCACCAGAGCAATACACAGCACTGGAGCAAGCATTGACACGACTGCAAAAGCGGTATGCGGAGCTTGAGGCCAAGGTCGCAGCACAGCCAGCACAGCTAGCACCTGTACAGGTATTGCAGCGCTATTCGCCAGATGGTGAAGGCGGTATGGAAGTTGACAGCCTTGGCGTATACGTCAAGCATCAAGATGTAAGCAACCCACCCGCACAGCCAGCCGTGCCCGATGCAATCACCGATAGCGGCGAAGACCCCAAGTATCGGGCGGGCTGGAATGATTGCCGTTCATTAATGTTGAAAGGAATGAAATGACTGACAAAGAACTATTGGGATTGGCCGCAAAGGCGGCGGGAATTGAGTACGACTTTTGCCGACCTGAGCTTGGCGGATGCCAAATCAGAAAGCCTTTTGTTTCTGGCTTTTGGAACCCCCTTACAGACGATGGCGATGCGCTACGACTGGCGGTGGCTTGCGGCATTGAGGTTGGAAACGCCCAGCAGTACCTTCGCGGCCTTGCAGTTCATGGTGGGAAAGAGTTTTGGGAAATCGACCCAGACCTGTTTGCCGCAACCCGCCGAGCCATCACCCGTGCAGCAGCAGAAATTGGAAAGGTCATGCCATGAGAGACGCGATAGAACTTGCCCGTGAGGCTGACTTTAGTGTTGGCGACAAGTTTGCTACTGGTAGTTTAAATGATCTAAAACACCTTGTTGCCCTCGTCCGTGCTGATGAGCGCATGAGTTTTTATGGTCAAGACAAGCCAGCTGAATGCGCCGAAGGATGTCCACCAAACCAGATTTGTGATTACTGTCAAGTAATTGCACCTGTTAAGGCAATGATCCTTGCCGAGCGCGAGGCGTGTGCAAAGGTGTGTGAGACAACCGCGCCAAGTCAGATAAATGGATATGAATGCGCTGCCGCCATCCGAGCAAGGGGAAACACATGAAAACCACGTTAGACATGGCCCGCGAGGCTGGCGCAATCCATATTCATGATCGACCAAAAGAGTTTGCTCTGGTTGGCAACGACAGCCTCAAAGCCTTTGAAGCCTTTGTCCGTGCTGATGAGCGCGAGGCGTGTGCAAAGGTGTGTGACGACCTTCATCCCGGACTGGCAACAAAACGAGCTGCTGAACTTATTCGAGCAAGGGGTAACACATGAGAGACACGGCCAACCCCTTCGCACAACTGGGGGCCATGAGATGAAATGCCCGGTATGCGGCACATGGACCACGGTTAAAGAAACGCGCACAAGAAAGACAAACGGTGTAGTGGTCCGTCGATACGAGTGTGCGAATCTTCACAGGTTCTCGACTGAAGAACGGGTACGCTACGAGTTGATCAACCCGGCACTGTTATCCGAGAAACGTGCCGGAGCCTGACTGCACCTCGGCCACACGCCGACTCCAGCCCTTGCCAAACGTAGCCCAGTTCGGCAGGTCCATGAGAAAGGACAGGCGGCGCTTGCTGTAGTCGTCCACCAGATCGCCCTCAAACGCTGCCACAGCGGCCAGCGTCTTGGGGCCGATCTCTCCATCAACTTCTGCGCCCACGCACGCTTGCAGCCATTTGGCAGCGCGTCCGGGGCCGCTGTTCACGGCAGCATCGAACACAACGTAATCCACGCCAGCAGGCAGATCGTCGCCTTTGATCTTGTCCCAGTATTTGCGCTTGTACAGCGGGACCACTTGGGCTGGCGTCAAACTACGCATGGCCTTCTCGTCTACCGGATGGCCAACCCATTCTTCCCAGACCCGCTTGGTCACGCCCAGGTTGGTCATACCACCGGGGTCAGCGGGATGGTTGACGTAGCCGCCTTCGTGCTTCAAGACGTGTTCAAGCGCCTCTGCAAAGTTTTCTCTCATTTGGCTTTACGGGAATAGAAAAGGGTGCGGTCACCGAACAGATAAAAGGCCACAGCGCTGGCGAAGTTGTCCACGCTGTCAGTCGAAAGGTTGTTGATCTTCATGTACGACCAAGTGCCGAACACAACAATCCCGACAGCAGGGCGCATGAGCCGCACAGTGGCCTCAACCCAGGGGTATGAGGGGTTGGCTCCCCCTGCGTCATTCATCGCCTTGAACAACTCCAAATCGAGTTGCTTCATCTTGACGTACTCATCCACGTTGACAGGCTTGTACCCGTCTGTCTGGATGAAACGCCCGATCAGTGACTTGCCAAGGTCAACGGCAAGAGGGCCAAGCGCAGCAAGGATGGTTATAGGGTCCATAGCAACTCCACAATAACACAAACGCACCAAACAACAAACCCAACAAGAAGGGTCGCTTCAACAAATGCAATGGCCCAGTCTTTCATTTGAGTATCCACACGGCACTGAATATGGTGCCAGCCATTGAGATGATCAATAGGCCAGCAGTCTTCAGCATGATGGCCTCAATGCGCTTGAGTCGCGCATTGATCTGCTCATACCGAATGGCGCAGACTTCTTCGTGGGTGGACAGCCTAGCTTCCGTTGCGTCAATTGTGCTCATCTTTTGCTTTCTGCAACTGCTGGTTGATTGACTGTACGACAGGCGCAACCTCACCGTAGGGTGCAAGCATGAGTGCCCGGTTGATGACAGCCAGTTCTTGGGGGGTTAAAACGAGTGTGATCATACGCTATAGTAAGGAATTTTAACGTCTGTGCCTGCAATGTTAACTCGCAAATAGCCTGCCACTTGGGCAGGTGGTGCGCCGTTGGTGCCCGCCGTTGCCGATGCCGAAGCATAAGCGTTGGTCCATGCAATTGTTTCGGCCAGCACCAAACCGCCCACGTCGCTGATAATCAGTTTATCCGCGCCGCTGACGGAATAAGTAAGCCCAGTTACGCCCGAGCTAGAGTGACGCAAACGGTAAACTGACGAGGCGTCAAACGCCATGTTCTCGCCATCCTTGATGCGGATCGCCGAGGTGCTGTTGGTGGCGCTGCTCAAGTCAACGCCGACAGCGTAGGTGCCGTTGAACTGAGCACCCCAAGAACCCGAGCTGGACACCTGAAGGCCGACCACCATGTTGCCTCGCAGCGTGATGCCGTTGGTCAACTGACCTTGTGTCAAGTCAAGGTTTGTAGGGGCGATTCGCAAGCCGTTAGAGACAGTGTTGATCGTGCCGCCCGCAACGCCTTTGCCCACGGACACATCAATGCCGATACGACTTATGTTGACGTCTGTGCCGTTGGCGAAGATACCCGATTCAATACCAATCAATCCCTTAGTTGGATTAGCTGTCTGGGTGAAATCACGCGCTTCAGCCACAACGCCCCATGTCGGGCCGGTGCTGCGCTTGTTGCCTTGACCGTAGACGCCCACGTTCTCGCCATCGGCTGAGTAGTTGTCCACGATGCCAACAATCGTCCACTCGAACGATGTCTCGGTTGCGCCTGTGATGGTGCGTGCCCAGATGTTGGGGTTGACGTAGCCAACCGTGCCACCAGAGACAGCCGATGCGTCACGCAGTGTGTTGATGGGGGCTTTGGTTGCCGGGTCCAACGCTGTAGCAGTGGGCGATGTGCCGTCCAACAACTGAAGGCGGGCGTTGACAGTGGTCGCCACGCCAGTGTCGGCAGGGGTGTAACCGATCAGCGTAGCGCCGTTGCCAGCAGCCAGCACGGCCAACGTGGGGCCGTTGGCACCGTTCACGTTGTCGGAGGTCCATATCTCAACATCGTTGGCGTCTTTGAGCACCATGAAATAGCGGTTGTCACCGCACCACACTGCCGCCTCGCCCCGGCTGTTCAGGACCACCGGGTTGGTGTTGGCCGTGCCGCCCGTGTAGTCGGTGTAGGTGGCTTGGGGCGTGGTCGTGCCAGCAGCGTAGGTGAACAGCTTGCCGCCCACCAACGGGTTACCGTTGGCGTCGAAGAACTGCATTACTGGACTGGGGATGAGCGTAGTAGGCATGATCGTTTCCTAATTATCTAGCAAGGGCGTTTTGGTTTTCGGACTGCGGCGCAAGGTTGTTGGGGAGTGGTCGATAATCCGCAGGCATTGCATTTCGGCGCTGATACGCTGGCGACATCATCCGTTTGGCTTGTGCTGCGCTGGCGGTGTACCCGACCACCATGCCAAGCCCTGCGCCGGGTACAGCCAACCCCAACGGAGCACCTGCAATAAAACCCAAAGTGCCGCCAAGACCTGACCGTGTGAGGCGGGGTTTAATGTCAGCGTTGATACCTTCACCAACAACTTTAGGAAAGTTTGCAGCAACTTTGCCAATGTCTGCGCCCAAACCTGTAATGTTACCTTTACGCTCGTTGAGCATTTTGGCATACGACTTAGGATCAATTGTGTTTGTTCCGTAGTCCAAGGCACGTTCGTGGTCATATATCTGAGCCATGCGTTGACGGGCTTGTTGAAAATTCGCCAATGTTTGTGGATCAGGCGCATTTTCATCAATCATTTTCTCAAGAGCATTTGCAATACCCATTTGAGCATCGGCGCGTGCTACGTCAGCGGTCGCAGGATTGTTGCCTCTGTCGCGGGCCTTATACACGTCTTGAGCAGTTCGGCGTAACTGACGAATGTCGTCAAGGATTTGAGCGCCGCTGCGCCCAGCTTGAAGCTCTGTTACAACATCGTCAATTAGCGCACGAACAGCGAATGCTTGCGATTTACCGCCCAGCGTTGCGGGTTTATCAAGTGCCAAAATTGATGACACAACATCATCGCTGGCTTGCATTACAGGTAACGCACGAATTGGATCGTATGCCGCACTTGCCGCATCCAACGCACGAGTGATTGCAGTATCGTCAAGTTTCTCAGTTGCTGCAACGCCCAAGTCTTGACGCACCTTGTCGGTAATTTGCTGGTTGTTAAATTTGGACAAACGAGCGTCAATGTCAGTTGTACCACCAAGTATTGATTTAATTTTGTTGCCGACCGTTGGGTTAGATTCAGCAGGGTTCAACGCAACACCAAGGCGTTGTCCAGCCTCGGCGGCATCAATTAATGGCGCGTCCTTGTAACTCTTGGCGACACGCGCTTCCTGAACGCGCCGCTGACGCGCTTCAATTGGCGCTTTGACGACAGGAGCGACCTGCTGCACAGCAGGTCCGGCAAGCGTTGCCATATTACCCATCATGTTCAGCGGCACGCCTTGAAGGCCGGTACGGGCAAGAGCATTTGAAATTGCCGCAGTCTGTCGCTCAGACTCAGGGCTGACTTGCGGCTGAAAAAACTGCTGCACTTTGCGGCCAGTTTCTTCGCCAGCTTTGAGACCCTGCTGTGTACCAAATTTACCGCTGGTCAACGCACCATAAATCTTCGCGCCCTCTACAATAGGCGCTGTGATTGCGCTGGTGCCTAGCGTGACGGCGGTTTCTAACGGTGCCAGCAGCTTGCCAAAAAAGCCAGACTCGGGGCGCTCGGGCGCAGCGGTTGATGCAGGCGCTTGGATATCGGAGCCGGGAATTTGATCAACAATTGTGTTTGTCCTACGAGGGGCGGGGATGCCCGAGCCACGAGCAGATGACATATCGAATGGCTTTGCACTCGAAACATCAAATTCACCCCGTTGTTCAGATCGTGCGCTGGCGAGATCAAAAGCCATTACTTCACCTCTTTAAAGGATTTGCGATCTGGACTTACCCAAGCTCTGTTGTTGTTCTTGTCGGTCATCAGTGTCCAATCTGCACCCACGCCTTCGGGACGACCGGACGCAGGCGGTGCAGCAGGCGCAGCATTGTCGCGGTACGAATACGTCTCATCAAACGCTTCTTTGAGAGATTGTCTTGTAAATTCCGATTGACTTTTCAGTCGGTTTAGAGCCTCAACCATGCTGTTATAAGACTGCGTGCGCTCTAAGGACGCCTTCAAGTTTTCAAAACGATCACCTTCTTTGTTCGACACGTTACCCACACCCGCGCCAGTCTTAGATGCGTTTCGCAGTTCGGTGATGCCTTGGACAAACGCCAAGTTTTTCAACTGATTAATGTCAGCCTCGGCTTCCCGAGCAGCGTCCGTGATTCCGGGGGTACGACCACCAATTAAACCAGTGACGCCGTTAAGTCCATCTTTATTGGCAAGCAGTCGATCAACAGTCTCACCAATGATCGACATTGTGTTCGATATGGTACTGACGGCTTGACGCGCTTGCGGGAGAGATGCTTCCCGTTTTTGAATGTCCTTTGGTGTCAAATTTGGTCCAGCAGCGGCAGGACCGCCGGGAATGGCTTCCAAGTCACCAGTCGGCGTATAGCGATACCCCGATGGCGCTTTAGGCATCCCGCCACCAGCACGAGGGGTGCTGCCACCCGCGCCGCCACCAATGAATTTGACAGAAGCGGGGCTAAACGGTGTCATGCCGATAGCTTGCTCACGGCTTACATACAGCGGCTTGCCGTCTGGGCCCATAACAGCAACAGGCGCGCTAGGCGCAGCAGGCGCAGGCGTAGCTTGAGGCTTGCGAATAAAACTGCGGTTTGCAGGATCGTACACATCACCAGTGGGCGTTATTTTTGGCATCTGCGACTTCATCCACTCGGACATGCCCATCGCCTCTTGCTGGCGATATTGCTCAAATTGCGCAGGATCGCTAGGAACTTCAGCAAGCGCTTGCTCCAATGAACCGAATTGCGACAGCAGACCGCCAACATCGGGGTCAGCATATTGCATCTTCACCAGTTCACGGGCAGCTTCTGGCGTGGGCGCACGAAGCAACCGATCCCGAAACATGCTTGTTTTTTGAGCAACAATTTGATTGCGCCGCGCCGATTCTTGGTCCTGAATCGTTCCGCGAGTTTGCTGCATCTGCAACTCAGCTTGCTGGCGGCGCAAGGCATTCATGTCTTGCTCTTGAGCCATTTTCTGCTGAGTCAGCGCGTTGGTTCGCTGTTCTTCCTGACCTTGGGTAAACCCCTCGTAGAAGTTTGCAGGACCAGTCTGTCGCAAGAGATTGAAATTGACTGCCATGATTCGTCCTTACCTTAACCCAATTTCGTTGTTGTAGCCGGGGTATGGTTCGCTCATATAGGAACCGGACGACTTGCCACCCAAATATCGACCAAGGACATTGCCGACCTGACCGTATGAACTTGACCGGGCTTGTTGAGCAGCCAGCAACGCATTTGCGCCGACATCTGCCTGACCCATGCCAATGTTACCAACGGTGTTTGCGTAATTACCGCCCGCTGCGCCTAACTGGTTGGTCGCAGTTTGACCAATGCCAGCAAGAGCAGCAGTCGTGTTGTATCGACCTAGCGCCCGGTCATACGCATTCTGGTATTCTTGCGAGGCAAGCCCTTGACCAAACCGTTGCAAGGCACCGCCAGTGTTGCCGCTGATCAGACCACCACGGGCCGCAGCGCTGCGCTCCAACATTTTCTGACCTTGCTCAAGTCGGAACGCATAGCCAGGGTCTTCCATCAAGTTGACTTCGCCTGTAAAACCCGTGCCCATCTTTGCAAGTGCGTTAACACCGGCTTGACGGTAGGGTTCTTGCAATTGAACCTGACGTTCAAATTGCTCACGCTGAAGATCAGTCGCACGGTCTGCGGCAAACGCAGTGGTGTCTGCCGCCCTTTGGGCAGCTTTTGCCGATTGACGACCGCCAATCAGCGCGGCGGCGGCGGGAATAATGAAGTTCCACATATTAAAAGTCCTTGTTCCAATTATCCGTCAAGATTGTTGGCATTGCTACCTTGAAATCGCCGTAATAGTGGGCGTGCCTGAATACGTGATGGTCAGGGCATCGCCGGGGGATAAACTAAACATGCCGTAGTATGACCCGGTGTTGAATTTTGCACCAGTGCCACGCTGAAACTCGACCTTGATGACACCGCCGCCACTGATCATTATGTCGATGGGGCGCTCAGTCGTGTTGCCGTACACCAGCGGGGAGCCCGTCAATGGCACGGGCGCAGGATTGTTTGGCGGGACATAACTGATGTCAGAGTTCAGCAGCGCCAGCAAATACCGATACCACTCACGCGACATCAGACCGGTGCGATCGTCAATGAACGGCACCCTACTCGATGGGATATTGGTGTTGGCGTTAAGCATTTGTCGGCGATAGGATCAGTTCTGCGCCCATGATGGCGATCTTAACGGGGTCCGTACCTGACAACTCATACACCCGATCACGCAGCTTCATGGTCATGCCTAGGCGACGCCAGATCACCCGTTTGCCAGTTTGGCCCGTGGTGCCCATGTCTTTGCCGTGGTAGTTGCTCCAAGTGTGCCCACCGTCGTCGGACCAGCGCAGCAGCACCACTGGCTGCGGGTTGACTGAAATGCCAGTTTCATCAATCAGGAAGTCATACGACTCGGTGATGATGTCATCCTCATCCTCAGTCACCAAAAACAACACCGTTTCGCTGACAGGGGGCAGGGTAAACCCTACCTCACAGTCAAGCTGCATGGAGTGCTGCGCTGTGCGCTTCAAGTTGTTCTGACCGGTGGGCAGCGCCCGCCACGAACGAATCCACTTTTGGACGCCGCCGTTGTCCGAGTAGACATCCAAGTCAAATGCGTAGATGTTGCCGCTTTGGAAGTCGCCGACAACCACTTCGCCGTTAAACACAGCGCGGCAGTTTGAACGGTGACGGATAAAACTGTCGTTGGCCCAGCTACCGCGCTCATGCCACGCTTGTGTCGAGGCGTCATACACCCAGGTGGCATTGGCCGATGGGAACGTCAGCACGTAGAAAGAATGACCTTCTTGCTGGTACGTGTAGGCGATGGCGTCCGAGATGTTGTCGTACTGTGCGATAGCGTACTCAACAGCGTGCGTGGACACGCGCTGGCCGGTGTAGCCGTTGGCCCGGTAGACAACGCCCTTGCCTCGGGCGTCTGCGCCCAGCCAGAACAGCGAATTGTCCAGCTTGGCTACCGAGTATGTGGCAGCGCAGCCAATCTCGTTGAACGCGCCCTGGATGCGCTGGAACGGCACGCCCGGTGGCGGCAGACCTGCGTCATACCAGACCTCGACCGAGTTGCCGCCAAACAGCCACAGTTCGTTGTGGTCGGCGATCAGCGACACCAGCCCGTCCGGGGAGCCTTCGGCGTTGGCAACGCTGGACCCCTCAAGGACCGTGCCATCGTAGGACTCGGTGACCCAGAACTTTTGACTGTTGGGCTCGTTGAAGATAAAGTAGCCGTCGATGAACGTGACCGTCTGCGCCCG